TTTCGATTTTTCGTGGCTCGCTTCGCTTGAGCTTGCGTTTTTGGTCCAAAAACTTTCTTTTTCTTGTTGTTTCTGTTCCTTTTTCGAGGGGCTCCATTCTGCTTAGAGGCGTTCATCTCGCTTTTATCAGGCTTATTAATCTTTATTGCGTCTCCTGATAATGACTGTTTTCCGAGAAAAATTCGTTTTTCTCCAAGAAAAAGTCTCTGATATTTATCATCAGAAGCCAATTGTGATTTTGCCAATATCCAACGAGGATCATCTCTTAGAACTTGATCATACTCATCAAGTAGCCATTGTATCACTTCTTTACAAAAGCGTCTAAAAGGAATATCAACCCATCCAATACTGAGGAGGCCAGCACATCTTTCCATCGTCGTAGCTGGTGTTAAATCCTTCTTTGGGGCATATAATAGTGATGTCATCAACTTCTCTCTATCATAAATTGGAACCGCCTTACCGCCTATGAAAACGGTATGAGCAGAAAGAAAATCTAGCTCTTCAGCTACACGAGGTTCTAAAGAATCTGTCGTGGTAGTAATTCCGATTTCCTTCCACACTTCTATAACACTACGAGCATTAAACCATTCGTGTGCTACATCTGAAACTGTCCAGGTATTATCATCTCCTACTAAAGCTTTGGCTGTATGTTCCTCAAAAGCTGCAAGTGTTTGCATTCCCTCTGGTACTAAAGTACACCAAGCATAAGCTAACAACGCACATAAAATCAGCGTGTTATCACTTATAGTATTAACAGAACCTGAGGGATTTCCACCCTTTTTCATCACAATAACTCCATCGGGGCCTATTATGAGTGACCATACCAAATTTCGGTAATACTGCTTTAATCTAATCCAATTAGCAGCGGTCTTATCTTGTTGTCTAAGCATATTCCAACGCAATAGAGCACAAGCCCACATCAAATATGAACGTAATGATGAATCATACTGTGACTCGTCCAAAGCGTAACCGTTCTTAAAAACCTTTAATTTATCAATTAAGGTGTTCCAGTTACCTTTATAAGGACTCATACCAACAGCAGATGCACTCTTTAGATTAGAAGCATACATCTTTTCATTCATATCGAGAAACAACCTGGAGCCCTGCACAACAGCATCGACTCCTCCAGACAAAAATGTTCTAATTGCATTTTGTTGGATCTTTTCAGTTGGTCTAACTTCTTCTTTAAGTGAGTTTGTAAACAAACAGTTCCATTTTCCGGGTTTCGCCATTGTATTCCAGTCTTCAGCAAGCCATGCTTCAAGCTCAGGATCGGCTTCAAATAATTCTTTCTTCGTTTTGTGAAATAACGTGAAAGGTGCTCCGGGGGAAGTAGACATATCCAAATGTCTAATTGCTTCCTCTTGTGAGATCACACTTGATTCTCCC